CGTGGTTCGGAAGCGTGGCCCAGGTGCTGTAAATATGCAGCAACCTGCAAGTATGCCTGGTTATGTGTTCAACTTTTATGAATTAATGGTTGACATGTTTGAAACGATCAGTGGTGTGAACAAGGCCACCCAAGGTAAGGCTGATGCCAGTGTAACCAGTGGAGTCCAGGCTCAGATCTACCGCCAGGCTTCTACTACCAAGATTGATTTTAAGGCCAGGGCAGTGGACCAGGCGGTCCAGACCCTGGGGACAATGTGGATTGCTATGATCCAGAATCTAGGAACGGAGGAACATTCAGTTTCTTTAGAAACCGATACTGGTATGCTGGAACAAAAATATATTGGCACCATGATGCAGAATATGAATTTCAATGTTAGGGCCAAGGCTGGATCCATGTTACCAGAAAACAAGGAATGGATTGAAAACAAGATCTTGCAGCTTATGCAGATGGGTCTTGTTACGGATCCGATCTACATTTTGGAAAACATAGAATTACCTGGTAAAGAAAAACTGATCAGGGCCATGATGGAACAACAGGCCCAACAGGCCCAGGCTATGGAGCCGATGTCAGATGTAGAGATGGGTGAAATGGGAACCGATGAAGATGAGATAATGCGGAAGTTGGAAGGTGCCCCAGACATGATGAATCGCATCCCAGAACAGTACAGAACATAAAATGAGTGAAAGTCACCAGATATTATTTGACAATAAGATTATTTGTCGGATTTTCTTTACGAATAACTTTAATTAGGAGAACATATTTATGTCAGAAAACATAGACGGTGGAATCTACGGAGTAGAAGTAGATGCAGAAGTTGCAGCATCCCTCTTGGTCGAGGAAGGCTCTACTGCAGCAGAACCTACAGAAGCTAGTAGTGAACCCAACGGTGAGGAAGCAACCGTAGCAAAAGACCAGACTCAGGAAACTGAGCAACGGGTAGAGGCTGAAGATGCACCTTCAATAGATGAAGTAGAGATTGATGGAAAGGTCCATTCCTACGAGGATATAAGGTTAGCCTTAGATGACTCCAAGAACAGAAGCGAATGGCAAAAGTCCAACACTCAAAAGTCCCAGGATGTAGCCGATCAACGAAAGGCTATTGATCAGGAGACCCAGCAATGGGAAGATCTCCGTAAAGATGAGGATCTCATGGATACTCTGAAGGATTACCTGGGTGAGGACCATTCTCTTTTCAAAGCGAAAGTTGAAGGGCCAAGCGAAGCAACTAGACAGGACACGAAGGATCCAACAGTTAATACAGAGATGTCAACTAGGGTCCAGGAGTTAGAAGATAAGTTAGAAATGCAAGAAGCTAATCAGGCAGTGGAGCGAGATATCCAGGCCCTGGTCAAGTCTCATCCTGAATTGGATGGACAGACTGAGGCGGTCCAGGAAGTATTACAGACCGCTGTAGACAAAGGGATGACTGATTTAGAAGATGCGTTTATACTAACTAATCATCAAACTGCTGTAGATAGTGCTTTTGCAAAAGCCGTTAAAACACTGGAAGAGGCCAAGTCTAGCAAGTCGGTTCCAGAGGCAGATGTGAAACATGATGGTGAGCGATCACCCGTGAACACGAAACCTCAGGATTATGACGAAGCACGAGAGGTTGGCCTAAAATACGATCTGTATCAATAAAAACACAAAGGATTAAATCATGGCGTTAGCCTATGACAACCTAAGTGCTTTGACCAGGGATAAATATATCCCATTGATGATAGATAATATCTTTGACTCTAATGTCTTGACACATCGAATGCTTCGGAAATCGAAAGCTGCTGCTTCAGGTAATAAGGTTTTACAACCCCTTGAATACGCCAAAGCGGATGCAAAAGGTTTCTATAGCGGATATGATATCCTGGACACTAGCCCCACTGAAGTTTTTACTGATGCCAGTTTCGACTGGGTTCAGTCTTACGCTACTATTTCCATTTCTGGAAAAGAAGAAGCGTTGAATGACGGTGCGGAAAGAGTTATTGATCTTCTTGAAGCAAAGGTCAAAAATGCAGAGAAATCAATCAAGGACATGTTCGGAGATCAATTGTATTCGGATAGTGATGGCGTAGCAGCTTCAGGCTCTGGAGTTGCTGGTGGCTTTTTAGGCCTCCAGGCTATCATTGATGCAACGGATCCGTCTGGTGCAAATGTTGGTGGAATTGACCGTGGGGATTACTCATGGTGGGCCGCTAAAGAAGAGGCAAGTGCTTCTACCACTTATGCAAACCTGGTGAATGATGCTCATGCTGAGTACATCCACAAGCAGATCCGTAACATGTACGGACAATGTACCGTTGGAAGTGATGCCCCAACATTAATAGTAACTACCCAAGTGGTATTTGATGCTTACGAAGAATCCCTGGCTGCTCAAAAGCGGTTTGGTGCTTCGGATAAGTCTCTAGCAGATGCTGGTTTCCAGAATCTGATGTATCGGGGAACGCCTATTGTTGTTGATGATCACTGTCCTGCTGGAAAGATGTTTTTCTTGAATGAAAATTATCTGCAATTTAGACACCATCGTAAAAGAAACTTCACTTTTGAAGGTTTCCAGAAACCCGTTAACCAAGATGCTGCCGTGGCTAAGATCCTATGGCTTGGTGCTTTGACTGTGTCAAACTGTGCCAAACAAGGAAAAATCACTGGCCTGGCAACAGAATATAGCTAGGAGTAATTATTATGGCAACTGTACAAGCTGCTGTTGATAAGAAAAAGTCTGGCGTACTTGGTGAACGAGATGCTGGGGGCTTTGTCTATACTGCAATTGGAGCAATACATGTGTACTCAGGTACAGGTGTGCCTTCACATGCAGCTAGAAAAAGTTCATTGTATGTGAACCGAGCAACTGGAAAACTGCATGTTTGCGTTGCTGCAGACACTGCAGCTACTGGTAGCTGGGAAATCGTCACCTCTGCGTAATCTTTTACGAATCACGTAACTGTTGGGTTGGCCTGGCCTAGCTGGGCCAACTCGACTTTAACATCGGAGATAAAAAATGACAGGTAACGAAATGTTATCAACTTTAGGATTAAGACTTGAGGATCCACAGGAATCTTCATTCACTCAATCCGCAAAACTAGATGCATTAAATATTGCTCAAAAGAGCGTAGTGAATTTGGTTCACAATGCATATCTAGGTGAATTAGAAACCATTGCCAACAATAAAGTTGCAGGAGCAGGTACTAGATGGAGTACTTGTGAGTATTCAGTTGCATTCGGTTCAGACTTACCAATTAGAAATGGTATTACTGCTATATTTGATGAAACAAATGATAAGTGGTGTACCATGATTGAGCCTGGTGATGTTAAGAGGTTGGAAAATACCTATTTAGCAGGATCTGCTGCAAATCCAATAGCATTTGCTTTTAACGAAACAATTTATGTTCAGCCAGCAAGTTGTGAATTAATTGATGTCTGGTATTTGAAAGCACCAGCGGATATTGCTGCTGATGGCGTTGAATGTGAATTAAATGTTGCAATGCACGAATCTGTTGTTGATTTAGCTGAATCACAATTATGGAAAATGGATGCGAAAGTAGACAGGGCTGGTTCTGCATTTGGTAATGCAAAAGCACAAATAGATGCCTTAAATGCCAGGTATCCTGCAGAAGCACCAAGCGGAATAGGTACTAAAGGAAGGGGTTAAGCCATGACTTGGGATTCGTTAACCGATAGGGTTTTAGCAACCTTCGGTTCTGGAGTTCATAGAGTCAAGGTTAAAAAATATCTTCAGGAAGCTGAAGATGACTTTGCTTTAGGGACTAAATGTATTGTTAAAACATTCTCATTTATGCCGTTTAATACAGATGACTTTATTAAACTGCCAGCAGATTTTCTAGAAATAAAAGGCAATGTAGAATTTAAAACCAGGACCCTAAAGCGTGTGTCTCATTTTGAGGATTTCTCACGATTTAAAACAGATGGGACCATAAAACAAGGCAACCCAGAACACTATTTTATTCGTGGTGAAACTATGTATTTATATCCAGCGGTGTCTAATGTTGGATTAATTTCATTTTCTTATGTTGCGAAACCCGTGCAGCTAGACTCCAGCATGACTAACGGATACAAACGATTGCAGATCGATGGTCTGGTATCAGACCAATTTTATGTGGGGGATGTTTTATTAGGCAGGACTGGGGCCACAAAAGCTACAGTTGCTGATGTGATTGATATACAGCAAAAAAAAGCTACACTGGTACTCCATACTATTATTGATGGAGATGGAAATTTTGATGATAATGAGGTAGTGGTTGCAACTGGAGATGAGCAGGAAATGTGGCTTACAAACTTTGGCAACTGGAATAATTTACTTGCTAATTGGCAATCCATTGGTTTAGGCGGTATTGCTGATGTGAATGGTATACTGTACGATTATACAGGTGCTGGAGGAAGTCCTACAATACCAGAAAGTTATCATGCTTATTTGGTTTGTTATGCTAAAGCTGCTATTGCAGAAGATAGTGGTGATCTGAAAAGTGCTGCTGTTTATCGTAATAAATTTGAATCAGATAAAGAAACAATAAGAGTACTGACAACTCGCAGAGGGGTTGATGGGGTCCAGACTATAGTAGATGTATTTGGAGGTTCATACTTGTGAGTCTAATTCAAATACCAATATTTGATGGGGGCCTGGTAACCTATGCTGATCCAGAGGATATAGAGAATACTGCTGCCACTGTAAGTACAAACTTTGAGACTGATGAACCTGGTAAATTAATTAAACGCCAGGGCAGAGGGGCTACCAGTACATTGTCTGGTAGTAGTATTAGTCAAATCACAAAATGGGTCAACCAGGATCTCGCTGCACCATTATGGATTTATTATGAAACTAATAATGATGCGATACGAAGTTGTAGTTCTGTTTTTGGTTCTGTAGCTACTGTAAAGGCATTAGGTGTTGCTGCAGACGATATTAAAATAAGTAACTATGGTAGGCAGTTGCGTTTTGCTAATGGGCTCAATAATAAGGCTGGAATCTATCAGCATATAGACAGGGAGTATTTTTTTGGTAATCATTCAACAGATGCTCTTGATTATGATGATGCTCCACCATCAATTCCTTCTACCTGGAGACATGTAGATCCTGTAACAATTGTTTCTGGTACAGGCTACCGCCAGTCAGGCCATTACCATTATAAATTTGTTCCCATCTTTGATGGCGTACAGCAATTCCCTTTATCTGATGATCTAGGTTTTGTGTATTATAAATTGGAAAGTGATGATAAGGCGTTAAAAGTATCGTTACAGGTGGATAATAGTGCTAATGATTACAATCCTAGAATAACGGGAGTAAAGCTGTATAGATCCTTTACCACTACAGAAGTTGGTAAGATTGATCCAGTGTATTTTCATGTTACCACTATTCCCTTGAACACTAAATCAGATTCTGATGACAAAATATCTTTCACAGGCAATATAGGGTATGCTGTTTATGTACCTGATACGAACTTTTCTCATTATTCTTTTAATGCAGCTTCTTATGTGGTGTTTAGTGGAACATCAACGCATGTAGATTTTGATACAGGGTATCCTGGTTATTTTACTACTGGTGAAGTAATGCCTTTAAATGTTTGGAATGCTTCATGGGAAATATTCACTGCTGGTGATGTATCAATAGCAAGCGGAACTAATGCATGTGGTGGTAAGAGTGTTCTTATAAATACAGCATCTAACTACGATACCAATGCGTATGCTGAATGGATAGTAGCTGATGGATCTGACAATGATACATTAGTGGTAAAGAACAATGCCAAGGCACTGCAAATGGCAGATGATTTTGCTGTGACATCGGCAAGCATAGCTGTCACGGTTCATAAAGGCTATAGATATTCAATATCCAGCAATGAAGTAACACTGCAGGTTTATGATTATGCTCTTAATGATTTGGAGTTACATCCCCTGGGTGCAAAAACTAAAGTAATTGTTAATCACAAATATGCGACATATTTAAATGGTAGGCAGTTTGTTGGTAATATAAAACTGGATCCAGATGATGAGGCAGAGGAACACGAAGACTGGATAATATTTTCTGAGTTGCTGCAGCCAGATGTGTTGCCTATTACAAATTATATTCAGATCAAAGATAATCAGGGTGGGCAGATCACTGGCCTGGGCAAACACCTGGGGTCTCTGGTGGTATTTATGGAACGGGGAATTTATAGGTTGGATGTGCCCTCTACGGATCCTTCACAGTTCTCGTTAATGGAATCAGAGGAGAACTTTGGCTGCATTGCCCCGAATTCTATTATCACAATAGGTGAACAAACATTTTTTGCAAGCAATGATAATGCTTATGTGATTGATCCTGGGTTTAACATATCACCAATAACTTTACCAATACAGGACACATACCAGGATAAGTCAAATTTAGAAGAGTCAAGATTTTTTTATGATCCAATAAAGAGAAGAATGTTATGTCGCTTTGGATCTGATACTCAAAATATTTATTCATTTGATATTAATAAAGCAAAGGCAGGAAAAGCGATATGGTATCAGTTGGATATGGGATCAACTGATAAAGCTGATCTTTTTGCGATAGATGAAAATCTAAATGTTTATTCAATAACTAATACAACTATAGCAGAATAGGGGAACATATGAAAGATGCAATAAGACCGTCAGGTAAGGTAGAAGTTCAGGTAATCAAAAAGGATGGTACTGTGATTAATCATAGTGGTCATAATACAATACACGCTGAGTTAAAAACAGAAATGGCTCAAAGTATGTTTTCAGCTCAGGGCAATTTTGGGATTGCTAATAGTCTATTTGATGATGATACTTTTACAACTACCATCCCAGATAATGAGTCTGGGATCATTATAAAAGATACAAACGATGTGCAGTATCAGATGGCAACCACTGGAACCGATTTGTCATCTGATACAAGTTTCACAGTACGGGGTGAGGTTAGAAATGACAGTAGTGCAAGCATAACAATTGCAGAGGCGTATCTAGGACATGATACTGCATCTGGAAATTTTGGAGTTCAGTACAGTACTTATGATTTTGACGTAGATGGTTCGGGAGATCAGGCTGTTGCTGATGGAGATCAATTAAATATTACCTGGCAAATAACCATTGATGATAGTTAATAAAGGAGAATAATATGGAAATTTTTGTACCAAAAATACCTTTCGTAACGGGCTTCGTACAAGCCTGGACATTTCATAATGAAGATGTTCTTCAAAGAGAACCGAAACAATATATTGAATGCGATAACGAAATTGAAGATTTCTTACTGGAGTCTATAATGACTCATATGCAAAGTTCATCTGGAAACACTGGATATGAACTTGATACATCTGGTTGGGCTACGAATAAATACCCAGGCGATACTAATAGTTCAACAACTTCTGGTGATACTGATAATAACCTTAAAGATGGAATTATAATACAGGTTGATGATACTACAGGGTGGGTGAAAAAACAGGCCCCAGCAGAAGGTCATAATCTAATCAAGGATTTTGCTTTAACTGATAGCATAACTGCTCAAGCAGGTGGATCTAGTAATATTGCCGTCTGGTCCGCACAAGCTGAATGGGGTACAGGTACAAGCGGTGATTTAGATCTGGGAGCCGATTGTAATGTTGGGCATTTCTATATTGGTAAATACTATCACTGTGATGGCACTCCAGAGGAAGGAAATGCTAATGGTTCCCAAAAAAGATTCAGGGACAAATTTGCTAATACTGATGTGACTGGTTTTACATTAGAAACGGATGATGTTATAAAACTTACCTGGACAATTACTGTAGGATAAGAATGAAGTTAAAAAAAATATTAGCAGGTAACACTCAATGGCCAATTGTGACATAACAAGTATTACAAACCCTACATCCACATCATCGTTTGTTGCTGGATCTTCGGTTAATGTAACTTGGTCCGATTCTGGGCCAGGTTGTAATGATTGGAATGTAACACAGATTGTATTGCAAACTAATTATCAATCTAACAGTTGGTCTAATGTATCAACTTTATTTACTGGTTTGCACCGTGTTACATCTAACGCAAAATCGGTAACCTTACCAAGCAGTGGTTTGAACTATGGTGATTATTATAGACTGAAAATAAACTATGAACAAGAGGAACCAGAACAATAATGTCGTTTGAATATTCAGGCACCTTTACAATCACAGCCGTTCCTAGTATTAATGTAACAAGCCCCTCTACATCAACTGTTTTGTATGTTGGTGATACCCATAATATTACCTGGTCCACTACGGGAACTGTTGGTGATTTAAAAATTGAATTATATGATGGCAGCAATACTAAGACTGCTATTCTTACATCTAATACAGGTAATGATGGTAATTTTAGTTGGACAGTTACAAGTAGTCAGTTAAGTGGAAGTGATGATGAATATCAAATAAAAATTTCAGAACTTGATGGTACTCCAGTTGATTATAGTTCCAATTTTAGAATATGGGCCTATAAATGGAAACAAGCATCAGATGGCCTATCCTATTCTGAAACGATCACACCAAGTGTAGAAACATTTAAAACCGTAAAAACAGCACTTGATACTTTAGGTGTTACTGAAACCATAACCCCTGCAGATCGAACCTGGCGAATTGATAAAACAACTTCTGATACGACAGCCATTACTGAAACCATAACCTCTGCAGATAGAACCTGGCGAATTGATAAAACAACTTCTGATACGACAGCCATTACTGAAGCTGTACAGCCTTGGATTGTATTTCAGCCTAAACCAACTGACAGCTTAACAGTATCTGAGAGTGTCCCTACACCAACTACTAGGACATGGAGGCTGACATATACCCCAGGAGAAGCATTAGCTGTCTCAGAAACAATACCAACACCAACTACGAGAACCTGGAAAAACATACAAGCAGTTTCTGATAGTATAGATCTTACTGAAGATGTGAAGCCCTGGATTGTAATTCAGCCATCGGTCACAGAAGCATTAGCAGTTACTGAGAGCGTTCCTACGCCAACTACCAGGACATGGAGGCCATCTTATAGCCTAACAGAAGCATTAGCAGTTACTGAGAGCGTTCCTACGCCAACTACCAGGACATGGAGGCCATCTTATAGCCTAACAGAAGCATTAGCAGTTACTGAGACTACAACACCTCTTGCTTTTACATTTAGAACTGATAAAACACCAACGGAAACATTAGCAGTTACTGAGACTACAACACCTCTTGCTTTTACATTTAGAACTGATAAAACAGGTACTGATGGATTATCAATTACTGATACTATTCCAACCCCTACTGTAAGAACCTGGAGAAAAGATTATATACCAGGTGAAGCCTTAGCAGTAACTGAGACTACAACAGATCTCACTAGGACTTGGAGAAAAGATTATATACCAGGTGAAGCATTAGCAGTAACTGAGGCTACAACAGATCTCACTAGAACCTGGAGAAAAGATTATACACCAGGTGATGCATTAGCAGTCACTGAGATTGCCACAGAT